ATTCAAGGTAGATATTGGAAATATACCTCCCAATGAAGTCGACACGTTCATGCAGCAAATTATCAACAAGATGAAAAAAATTCCTCATGTAGATCAGAAAACAGGTAATTATAATCTCAAGTTTAATATTAATAACATGCTTGAAGATTACTTTTTGCCGGTGCGTGGAGGTCAATCATCAACAACCATAGACACACTACCAGGTATGACTTGGACCGGTACTGAAGATATTGAGTATGTTAAAAATAAAATGATGGCTGCACTAAAGATACCAAAGCCATTTTTAGGATATGATGAAGGCGTTGAAGGTAAAACTACGTTGGCTTCAATGGATATTAGATTTGCTCGAACCATAGAAAGAATACAAAAAATAGTAATTTCAGAATTAGTTAAAATTGGAATAGTACATTTATACTCACAAGGATATGAAGGCGAAGATTTAATAGGATTTGACTTATCATTGACTGCTCCGTCAATCATTTACGATCAACAAAAAGTTGCGTTGATGAACGAAAAAATAACTTTGGCTAACACAATGAAAGACAGCAAGTTAGTGTCAGATAAATATATATACGAGTTTATATTTAACATGTCCGAAGAACAATGGTTGCAAGAAAGAACCAATGTTATTGAAGATTTAAAATTAAGATTCCGACAAAATCAAATTGAACAAGAAGGTAATGATCCTACCATAACTGGCGTGTCATATGGTACGCCACACGACTTAGCTTCATTACATATGAGTTCGGATGAGGTTGAAGAAAAAGATCCAGGAGGTCGACCTAAAGAAGGAATCAAATCAGGACAACATGCAAATGAATTTGGGTGGGATCCAACTGGTAAGAAAACGTTGAAACAAGCGTTTGACCCTGAAAATCAGAAGACTGCTTTTCAACCGGATCTCACTAAACGTAACCGGCCGATGACTGCAGAAGCTCAAAGCGTTTTAAATTATTATAGAAAACAAAAAGGACAAAAAATCATCACAGAAACCATGAATTCTTCTTCTAAAGATGCAGATGAAGGTTCTATGTTAGATGAAAACAATCTTTTATCGTCTTAACTATATTTATTAATAAAGAAAACTACTGGCTGCAGTATGAAAAAACTAAAACATTCAAAATACAAGAATACCGGAATACTTTTCGAGATGCTTGTCAGAAAGTTAACTTCAGAAACAATGTCTTCTGATAAAACTGTAACTGTCGATATTATAAAAAAATATTTCGGCAAGAATACAGAGTTAGCAAAAGAACTTCAATTATATAATTCATTGATAAAAGAACAACACAAAACTGAAGCACGTGCTTTAGATTTTATCAGAACTATTAGAGAATCATATACTCGTCTTAATCAAAGCGCATTGAAACGGCAACGATATAATCTGGTAAAAGAAATATCTGAAAATTTTGTATTTGAACGTGTTGCTAAAATACATATAAACAATTACAAAGCTTTGGCTTCAATATACATGTTGTTTGAATATAAAGATTCTGATAATCCTAAACGATTAATGGAATGTAAAAATGCAATATTAGAACACACGTTGTTAACAGAAAAGAAAGAGCCTACAAAGCCTACGCTTATTGAAGAATTTTCAAAACAAGAAAAAGCAACAAGATTGTTAACATATAAAATAATGATAGACAAATTCAATGACAAGTATTCAGTGCTTTCAGAATCACAGAAACAATTGTTGAATAAATACATTACCAATGTTAATGACACGGAAGCATTGCGTGAATATGTTAGCGAAGTTATTCCTACATTGAAAACTAAATTATCAGAGCATGCTAAACACATAACAGAAAAAGTAACTAAAATAAAAGTTGAACGACTTTCTGAAATGCGTTATATGGATTTGATTGACGAATTAAATAGGGTACACAAATGAAATCATTCTTAAAACAAATAAACGAAAGTTTTCAAGCACTCGACGAAAAAGCAGCAAAACCTGATTATTTAGATTTTGATGGCGATGGTGATAAAGAAGAGGCAATGACAAAAGCGTTAAAAGATAAAGAACAAAACGAAGATGTGGATTCAAAAGCTGATTTAGACGACGATGGAGAATTATCAAGTTGGGAAAAGGCTAGAAAGGATGCAATTGATAAAGCAATGGATAAAGAAGTAGATGAAATATCTACCTCAGCCGGAGCTGGTGCATATATGACAAAGAACTTTGTTGCTAAACGAAAACAAACAAATCCTAATCTTAAACAAAGCACGGGATATACTGACGTTCCTAAAACAAAACTTCATAGTGAGTATGACCGTGTACAAGAAGCAATGGATCGCAAGTATGAACAACTTATAGAAGGATATCGGGAGTTTGCTTTAGGCAACGGAAAACGTTCTCCTAATCAAACTGTTAACAGTGCTATTCGAGAAGTAGCTAAAAAATTAAAAGAAATTGAAGAGACTGTTAAATATACTGGTAGATTAAAAACTGAGTCTGGAATATCGCATTCTGGTTTTAGTAGTGGGACACATAACGCATTAAGAAAAATATCAGAACGATTAATTAAAATATCAGAGCGAGTTAGATCATTAGGAGAGTAAGATGTCAAAATTATTAGTAGAATATATGCCATTCAAGCCCATTGGTTCAATAAACGAATCACATGGAGCAAAATATGGTGTTCCGGGGGCATTGATAGTTCAAGGAGTTTTGCAAAGAGCCGGAGCTAAAAATCAAAACGGAAGAATATATCCTAAAAATATTTTGTCAAGAGAGTGTCAAAGATATCAAAAAGAATACATAGATCAAAACAGAGCTCTTGGAGAATTAGATCATCCAGAGTCAAGTGTAGTTAACTTGAACAATGTGTCTCACAACGTTTTAAAGATATTTTGGGAAGGAGATGATCTTAAAGGAACTATACAAGTTTTAGATACTCCGTCTGGTAAAATATTAAAGTCTTTGTTTGAAGCTGGCATTACACTTGGAATATCTAGTAGAGGCCTAGGCAGCGTAAAAGAACTTCGCAACGAAGGTGTAGTAGAAGTTCAAGAAGATTTTGAATTGATTTGTTGGGACTTTGTTAGCAATCCTTCGACTCACGGAGCATATGTAAGACCAATAAAAGGCAGATTTGCTAGTGACGGAATAAATGAATCAGTTCAACGACAAACAACAAATAAATATGATAAAGTTAACAACCTAATCACGTCAATATTATGTGAAGATGGTAAATGTAGGATATAACATGAAATTTAAAAGCAAAAATTTAAACGCAATACATGACATATTAAATGAAAATGTCAACGAAAAGCAGACAGTATTTTCAGAAGGTCCTGCTCCATTAACCACTGAACAAAAACGTGAATTTCACGAAGCAGTAAAAACATTTTCACAAATGGGTGAATCTGTATATGGCAAAGGAGATTTAAAAGAAGTAGTTGATCGTATTACTAGCATTGTAGAAACAGCTTCTCAACTTGTTACTGAAAAAGAAGATATGGTTGATTCTGTTAACGCAAGTCGACACATGAAAGAAATAACAGGAGCGTTAAAAGAATTTCAAAAATCATGCAATGAAGTAATAATTCATCAACGCAGAGCAGAAGCTGCATTTGAAGATGTAGCACACGGTGTTGGTAGATATTTTGAAGTAGGATAATTTGGAGTTTAACGTATTTATTTATATAATATAAGAGCATGATAATGAGTAAGTTTAAAAAAATGTATCGAGACTTTTTTAGTTTAAAAGAACAAGCAGTAAAATTTACAGATGCTGATGCCGAAAATGCAAAAGAAGTAGCAGCTGCAGTGTCTGACATGGCAGACAATCTAGAAAAGATAAATGCAAATAACGATCCTTTATTAGACGAAGCTCAATTAGTAAACAACTTAACAGACTATGCAGGACATGTTATATATCAATTACGTGACCCGCAAGAAGCAACGGCAGTAGCCAAAGAAATACAACGTTGGACTACTAAAAAAGGATTTACTATTATTAAGCATGAAAAATCAAAATCAGGTCGCACAGGATATTTTTACTTTCGTGTAGGAGAAGATCCTGGATCTGAATCACAAAAAATTCAAGGATATTTTGCACAACTGCCAGAGCTTAGCAAATTTGCATTTAAAGCTCCAAGAAGCAATGATCCTAGAAAACGCCCAAGTAGAAAATTTTAAAACAAGTTATATGAGTAAAAAACACAAGCACCACAAAAGTATCGTATCAGGCACACCATCAGCAATAGCAGTAGTAGACGGAGACATTTCATTTGCATTGAGATCGTTTAAAAGAAAAATGAAACAACTAGGCACAATAGACGCTTTAAAAGAAAATCGTACATTTACAAAACCTAGTGTAAAGCGTAGAGCGCAACTTATCAAAGCAAAATATATGCAGAAAATAAGAGATATGCATCAATACGATTAATAAATAATATATTTTTTTTAAGTCCTGGCAGAAATGTTAGGACTTTTTTACTGTTTTTTACGTAGCGGTATATTTATTAAGGAAATACGCTATCTCTATATAGTGTCTATAATAAATAATATTCTATTAAGATTTCAAATAATCTTATTTCCAAAAACAAATTTAAGGAGAAAACAAATGGCAAAATCAGATTTGCTAAAAGAAGCGATTGCGGACGCTAAAGCTGTTAAAGAAACTGCGTTAGCTAATGCAAAGATTGCTCTTCAAGAAGCGTTTCAACCAAGAATCAAAAGCATGCTCGAAACTGAGTTAATCGGTGAGCTTGAAGATGATGAAATGGACCTGGATGCTGAAATGGGCGATAACATGGGTGATGAACCAATGGATGATATGGGCGACGCTGGAGAACCAATGGATGTTGGTGATATCGAAATTGATACTGACATGGACGGTGAAATTGACTTTACTGGTGACATTATGAGTAAAGCAGGAGCTGGAATGGATGACATGGATGACATGGAAGGCGACGTAGATTTAGACGCACCAGAAGATCCAGATGGAGGCGATGCAATGGGTATCGAAGAAATCATTGCTGAGTTAGAAGCCGATTTAACAGACGGTGAATATATGGCTGACGGTGAACATGCAATGGAAGGTGAACATGCAATGGAAGGTGAGCACGACAAAATGGAAGGTGAGCACGACAAAATGGAAGAAATGTATTCAGCTGACAGACGCGGACAAGAATATAATGACCGTGAAGACAACTTCCGTGTCAATGAAAATTCATCAATCGACGAACTTATTGAAGCAATCTTAGCAGAAGAAGAAGATGACAAAGAAGATGACAAAAAGATGAATGCTGAAGAAGAAAAAGACGACAAAGACGCTAAAAAAGAAGCTCATTGCAATGAAGCAAAAGAAGCTCTAGAAGAAGCGTATCATACTGTTGGTCATCTTAAATCAGTAATCAACGAAGTTAATCTTTTAAACGCAAAACTTCTTTACACAAACAAATTGTTCCGAAATTTTGATCTTAACGAAGGTCAGAAAATGAAAGTAATTGAAAACTTTGACAGAGCAGCAAACACAAGAGAAGCAAAATTGGTATTTAGTACTTTAGCAGAATCTTTCCATAAGCCTACGGCAGGAAAGAAAATTGTTAAAGAATCAAGATCATTAGCATCTAAACCTGTTGCAACAACTGCTCCAAGAAGAGAGACAACACAAGTATTAACTGAAGGCTTTGAACAAGCCAACCGTTGGAAAAAACTAGCGGGTTTAATTAAATAAGGGAAAAAAGAAAATGAGCCTTAATTCATTATTACAAGATCCTAACGATTCTCAAAGAAGTGCAGCGAAAGCTCA